ATTTGATAAATAAATATAACAACAGCATTTAGGAATCAACAAATGAAAATTAGAGATATCGGTAAACCAGTAACTGCTAGGTCACTTAATGAAAGTTTGGCTGCACGTTTTGGTAAAAAAATTGACCTAGAACGCTTCACACTTGAACAACTTGAAGACACTAGAAACAAACTAAGAACAAAACTTAAGGCAGTTGAAACTATGGAGAGCTTTGAAAGCGTCCATAACGAAAACTACCAAAAAACAAAAATGTATCTTGACATTCTTAATGCCGAGATTTCAGAGCGTGGTGGATTCGATACAACCAACGAGTCAGTTGAGTTGAGCGAAGCGAGCCAGGACGAAGCAGAGTTGGTTATGGCGGCCAAGACAATGGTTGACAAACTAACTGGTTGGATGGAAGACGTTGCAGAAATGCAAACTGAAACCATGCTAGACTTAGCTGACAGTATACGTGAAGAATTGGGTAGCGAAGTAAGTGACCAATTTGTAAACACAGTAAAGCCCGGATTTGAAGCATTGTATGCTGCAATGGAAGAAACTAGAAAGTCATTGACTGGCGGTGTTGGCTTATTGACTGGTGAAGATACTGGTGCTGCAACACTTGGCGCTGAAGAGCCAGGTTTGGATGCATCAGCTGGAGCAGAGGAAGATCCAGATCTAGCAGACCTTGATGCAGAACTTGGTTCAGATGAAGATGTAGCAGGACCAGATGAAATTGGTGGACCACGTCCAAAGCGTGAATCAATTGACCGTGCAGCAGTTGCCGTCAGAAAAGTTCGTGTAAAAGAAACTATGTCACCAACCAAGTTGGCTACAATCCTTTCAAAAAAAAAGTAACTGAGGCGCAGGACACTGCATCTCAAATATATCAAGTTTTGAGTCTTATAAAAAACTCAGGTAAAACTCGGGTACCTTTTGCCGTATTGAACAAATACATGCACAACGGCAAAATACCCGAGTTTAATTTTGACACCTTCAAAGTAGCATACGATACTGACCCAAAATTACAGACTATAATAAGTAACTTTGATCAGAATCATATAGAGTTTAGCAGAGGTTCAATAGACAATCTAGAGAAGTCTGCAGACCAACGTAAGTCAAATATAAGCAACTTAGCTAAAAAAGCAGTTGATTTAAAGAAGTAACCTAATAGTATATTATACCCTTGTGGCCAATGATAATTAAATATAATTGACATTAGGCAATAACAAGGGTATAATAAGGCTATGACACTAATAACAAACAAATACATTTATAGGCAGCTTAAACGAGTAGAAGTTGATGGCAAACGCAGGTACGATTGGGGTGGTGGCTTACCAGTACCCAGTGTTACTACAATTTTGGATGCCACAAAAGACAAAACTCATATAATTGAATGGCGTAAACGGGTCGGTGAAACCAAAGCAACCCAGATAACTGTGGAAGCAGCAGGCCGTGGAACTCGTATGCACAAGTATCTAGAAATATACATAGACACTGGAACTTGGCCAACACCTGGGTCAAATCCATATGCAGCACAAGCCCACCATATGGCCACCTTAGTAAAAGATAATGCGTTAATCCACGTTAACGAAATTTGGGGGAGCGAAGTACCATTGTATGTTCCACAAATATATGCTGGCACAACTGACTTAGTAGGGGTATACAAAAATCAACCCTGCATTATGGATTTCAAACAAACCAACAAGCCCAAAAAGAAAGAATGGATTGAAGATTACTACCTTCAATTAACTGCATATGCACTAGCACACAATGAAATACATGATACTGACATCAAAGAGGGGCATGTATTCATGTGCAGCCAAGACGGACAATATCAACAATTTGACCTATGGCCTGACGAGTTTGAATTCTGGAAGGAAAAATGGTGGGCGCGGGTATACCAATATTATGAGAACTACGCATAAATATATAAAAGCGTAGGAGAATAATATGGCGATTGTGCAAATAAGTAGGATTCAGCATCGTAGAGGAAGTTTAAACGGTGCCCCAATGCCGCAGTTAGCCAGTGGTGAGATTGGTTGGGCTATAGACTCACAAGAGCTATACATTGGTAATGGAAGTGTTGCAGAAGGGGCACCAGCAGTTGGTAATACCCGATTACTTACTGAAAAGGATTTCAGTAATGTTCTTGATTTTGCAAGACTATATGCATATAAACCAGGTGATGTTCAAACTGGTGAAACCGCAGGTAGTAGTTTTTATCGTTCATTGCAGGATCGGTTAGATGAATCCGTATCAGTAAAGTCTTTTGGTGCAATGGGTGACGGAGTAACTGATGATACTAACGCCATTCAACGTGCATTAGATCATTTGTATCTAAGTGGCGCTGGTAACTCAGCAGCTGAAGAAATCAGAGCAGTGTTGCATTTCCCACCAGGGATTTATTTAATATCAAGTACGTTACATTTGCCACCATACGCAACGTTAGTTGGTTCTGGGAAGGGTAACACTGTTATCAGATCATTGGACACTACTGTATTCGACACTGTCACCTCACTTAGTACAGCGGGGTCTTATGATTACAGCGTATCAGTTAACACCAATTTAAATCCACCGGTCGTTAACCTAAACCCACTTCCTAAATACATAACAGTAAAAGATATGACTATCGAAAGCCTAGGTGATTCACCAGCTTTATTCTTAAGAAACTGCTTTAACAGCATATTCGAAAACTTAATAATAAGTGGATCGTGGTCGTTTGTTACAAACATAAAAGTTGACGGAAATGCTGGGGTTACTATTGCATCAGACTACCTGGATGTATCAGCTGGTAACAAGTTTATAAATGTGGACATTTCAGGTTTTACGTATGGCATATACAGCGACTATGATACTCGAGACAACTTGTTTGTTTCTGGTTCTATAACACGTTGCATGTACGGGGTTGCATTTGGTGTGAATACATCATTACTTTCTGAACTAGACACGTATGTTCCATTATATGGTCCAAGATTTAACACAATAAAAGATACTGTGTTTGATAGAATATCAAAACAGGGTATTCTTGTAGTCGTGGGCCAATACAACATTAGTGAGAATAACAAATACTTCAATGTTGGAAACGATCAAGGCGAACACTACTTGCCCGTGTTCCCTGCCATTACATACGTAACCGGTACTAACAGAAGCAATAATGATTTTTTTGAAAGAGCAACATCTATTTTTAATGCAACTGAAAATCCCAGTACAGACTACGTTCCAGATGTATCTGGAACTGTAAGGCTTGATAACAATACTGCAAACAATCTTTCAATAATGGAAAACGTTGCTGGATATAACACTTTTGCAGATGTTATAAAGTTACCATTGGTAACAAATGGAAAAGTAATAGTGGATTATACTCTAACTGGTACATACTTAGCAGATGGTGATTTCTTCCGTTCAGGAACTATAGAAATATTTGTAGACCAATATGGATACATAGTATTAAATGACTCATATGAATACACTGGGTCTGAATTATTTTCAGGCAACTACATATTCAATGCTGAGATTCGTGACTATGCGCCTCAACCAAACACTGGTGACTATCAACAATATCAAACACTAGTGTTGACTGTTAGTGAAATTCCTGCCTTGACAAATGACAACTTTTCTTATACAATTAAGTTAAAATCCTAATTGTGTAAAGATGTTTAATAAAAAATACGAAGACAGGCTTAAAGCGTGGGTTGACTTTAGAGATTCTTTAGTCAACTCTGAAACCCCTATAGAAGATGTAATAGGTTTGTATAGATCCGCACCAATGGTTAATATACAAGTCGATCCTTGGGACCCTTCTAGTTGGTTAAGTCCCTGGGAATTGTTACGTGAAAACAGTTATTGTGAATTTTCAAAAATTTTAGCTATCTGCTACACACTACAATTAACTGACAGTTTTTCGGCATCATCGTTCAAGATACATATCATTACCGTTGACTCAGACGTAAAATATCTGCTGTTTGTTGACGACAAAGTAATTGGTTATGATCCAGAACGAGCAGTAGACGTGTCTGAATTACCGGTTACAATGCGTACCGAAATAGCATACGACATGCACAGTCTACGGTAAATATTCTTACCATTTGTATTATTGTAAAGAGGAATTTAGATATGATTCAAGTCACCAAGCGTAATGGTTCCAAGGAACCTCTGAATATCGAAAAATTACACAAAGTAGTTTTTCACGCCTGTGAAGGCATAACTGGGGTCAGTCCCAGTGAAGTGGAAATAAAAAGTCAAATACAGTTTTATAACGGTATTAAAAGTAAAGAAATACAAGAAACACTAATCAAAGCAGCAGCTGATCTTATCAGCGAAGATACTCCCAATTATCAATACGTAGGCGGCAGGCTCATCAACTATGCATTACGCAAAGAGGTTTATGGTGGCTACAACCCATGCACAGTAAAAGAGCTTGTTGAAAAAAACATCAAACGCGGTTTTTATGATCCAGAATTAATAAACTATTACGATGATGAAGAATGGAATAAGATAAACAACTTTGTTAAGCACGACCGTGATGAAAACCTCACATACGTTGCAATGGAACAACTTCGTGGCAAATATTTGGTGCAAAATCGTGTAAGTGGTGAGATATTTGAAACTCCACAGATGTGCTATATACTGATAGCAGCGACCCTGTTCCATGGGTATCCCAAGGAGTCTAGATTGCAATGGGTAAAGGATTACTATGATGCTATTTCTCTACACGATATTAGTTTGCCTACTCCTGTCATGGCGGCTGTCAGAACGCCACAACGTCAGTTTAGTAGTTGTGTTCTTATCGAGTCTGACGATAGTCTCGATAGCATTAACGCTACTGCAAGTGCTATTGTCAAGTATGTAAGCCAAAAAGCAGGCATAGGTATTGGTGGCGGAAAAATTCGCGCTATTGGTTCTCCTGTTAGAAGTGGTGACACATACCATACTGGAATTATTCCCTTCTATAAGCTCTTTCAAGCGGCGGTAAAGAGTTGCAGCCAAGGTGGTGTGCGCGGCGGTGCCGCGACTATTTACTATCCGATCTGGCATTTGGAAGTTGAGGACCTTTTGGTTCTAAAAAATAACAAGGGAACTGACGAGACTCGCGTCCGCCATATGGACTATGGTGTTCAGTTTAACAAGTTGATGTATGAAAGACTTATAACCGGTGGTGACATAACATTATTCAGTCCAAGTGATGTACCAGGATTGTATGATGCATTTTACGCAAACCAAGCAAAATTCAAAGATCTATATGAAGCAGCAGAACGCAACCCCAAGCTAAGGAAAAAGGTAGTAAAAGCTATCGACATATTCAGTAGCTTTATGGAAGAACGAAAGTCAACTGGTAGAATTTACTTGCAGAATGTTGACAACGCAAACGAGCATGGTTCGTTTATACCAGAACTTGCGCCAATTCGCCAGAGTAACCTCTGCTCGGAAATCGACCTACCCACAAAACCACTTAACGACCTAAATGACGAGGAAGGTGAAATAAGCCTTTGCACACTTAGCGCAATCAACTGGGGTAACATAAAGAGCCCTGCTGACTTTGAAAAGGCTTGCACCCTTGCGGTACGTGGTTTGGATGCGTTGCTCAGCTATCAAGATTATCCAGTAAAGGCAGCTAGACTTTCAACTGAAAAACGTCGTCCACTGGGTGTTGGTATTATTAACTTTGCTTATTGGATGGCTAAGAACAATATCAGCTATCAGGATGTAACTTCCGAAGGTCTTGCAATAGTTGACGAATGGGCAGAAGCCTGGAGTTACTACTTAATCAAAGCCAGTGCAGATTTGGCAAAAGAACAAGGTGCTCCGAGTGGAAACATGGAAACAAAATACGGGCATGGAATAACTCCTAACCAAACATATAAAACAACTGTTGACGAACTTGTCCCCCATGTTGAACGCATGGACTGGACTGGTTTGCGTTTGCAATTAGCTGATACTGGGATACGCAACAGCACACTTATGGCGTTGATGCCAAGTGAAACCAGCGCACAAATTGCGAATGCCACAAACGGGGTAGAGCCACCACGTGCTTACATTAGCGTAAAACAAAGCAAGCATGGTGTCCTAAAGCAAGTGGTTCCAGAGTATAAGAGACTTAAGAATCGTTATGATTTGTTGTGGGACCAGCGCAGTCCTGAAGGTTACATCAAGATTATGGCAGTGTTACAAAAATACATAGACCAGGGCATCAGTGTTAACACCAGCTATAATCCACAGTTCTTTGACGATGAAAAGATACCAATGAGTGTTATGTTACAACACATGGTAATGTTCTACAAATACGGCGGAAAGCAGCTCTATTATTTTAACACATATGATGGCGCTGGTGAGATCGATGTTAACAAGATGATTGAAAAGCAAGCAGAACCACTAGTAGAAAGTATTGAAATTAGTGAGGAAGATTGCGAAAGCTGTAAGATATAAATTGACTTTTATGAACATTATATTACTATTATAAGATAAGAAGGATTTATATATGAGTAGCGTATTCGATATTAAAAATAAAGCGGATCATACACAAGTACTGGCATTTTTGGACCCCACCGGGGGTCCAACTATTCAGCGTTATGATACAATGAAGTACAAGCAGTTTGATCAATTGACCGACAAACAGCTGGGATTCTTTTGGCGTCCCGAAGAAGTGGATATCTACAAAGATAACAAAGACTTCAGAAGTCTACAACCACACGAGCAACACATTTTTACTAGCAATCTAAAAAGACAAATACTGTTAGATAGTGTGCAAGGCCGCGCCCCAGTTGAAGCGTTTAGTCCTATTGTAAGTCTTCCAGAACTAGAAAACTGGATACAAACCTGGACATTTAGTGAAACTATTCACAGTCGTAGTTACACTCACATCATTAAAAACGTGTACAGCAACCCCAGCAAGATCTTTGACGAAATGCTGGAAATTTCTGAAATAGTTGATTGCGCTGAAGACATTAGTCGCAACTATGACGATCTTATTGAACTTTCAAGTTGGTATAATTTGCTGGGTGAAGGAACGCACACTGTCAATGGTAAGACTGTAGAAGTAAACCTTTATGAACTTAAGAAAAAACTATGGCTTGCACTTATGAGTGTTAACATCCTCGAAGGTGTTAGATTCTATGTTAGCTTTGCATGTAGTTGGGCATTTGCCGAACTTAAGAAAATGGAGGGCAACGCCAAAATCATCAAGCTGATTGCTAGAGACGAGAACTTGCATTTAGCATCAACACAGATGCTTCTGAAAGTGCTTAAAAAAGACGATCCAGATTACGAAAAGATTGCTGTTGAGACAGAAGCTGAATGTATCAAGATGTTTGTGGATGCAGTCGATCAGGAAAAAAGCTGGGCTGAGTATTTGTTCCATGACGGTAGTATGATTGGACTAAACGTTCAACTGTTAAGTGAGTACATTGAATGGATTGCTTCCCGCCGTATGCAAAACGTAGGGTTGTCTAGCCCATATACTATAAAAAATAATCCACTTCCCTGGACACAGAAATGGATCAACGGCAGTGAAGTGCAAGTGGCTCCTCAAGAAACTGAGATTAGCAGTTACACTATCGGGGCTATAAAACAGGACGTGAGTGTTGACACGTTTAAGGGGCTCAGTTTATGAGCCCCTACTCACGTTTAAAAGAAATGTTGAGTCGAATCGAGACTGTACAAGAACACTACAAAGATCACGAACCAACTGAATCAGAGCTTGAGGATATTAAAAATCTAGAACGTATTCTTAGCGATCTTGAAAAACTTTATAAAGGAAATTCAAATGAATGAAACAATAGTATGGAGTAAGGACCAATGCCCTTACTGTGTCAAAGCAAAACGTATGTTGGATAGCAAAGGTATTAGATATGAAGAGCGTAACATAACTTCAGGTAACTGGACCAAGGAACAGTTATTAGAGGCTGTGCCAAATGCTAGAACAGTACCACAAATATTCCTCCATGGAAAACTTATTGGTGGTTGTGATGCACTAGAGAAGTATTTTGAAGAACATGACATGTGGAGGAATGATTGATGTTAATTGAAGCACCGTTAAAAGACGGGGACACTGTCACTATTAAAACTTTTAATGGTGATGAAATTATTGCAAGATTGATTGAAACAAAGCCTACTGTTTATGTTATTTCTAAACCACTTGCTATCATGGCCACGCCACAGGGACTAGGGTTGGGTCCATATGCATTTACAGTGGACACCGACGCAAAAATTGAGATAAACAAAGCAGCAGTTATTTTTATAGCCAAAACTCAAAAGGACATGGCTAATCAATACATTTCAAGTACAACTGGGATTAAGTTAGTTTAATGGGTGAAAAGTTTGCAAGGATAGACGACCCAACTGATGGCGTGTGTTATCATCCTGTACACCTAGGCCCCTTTCCAACTGGTGGAAAAATAGTAGGTGGTGCTTCTAAAACAATTATAGAAGGAAAGCCACCTGCTCGACTTGGCGACGCAGTGTTATCAAATTGTGGTCACTATGGATACATTATAAGTGCAACAGGAAACATTCATGTTGAAGGTATAAGAACTGCCGTAGTAGGTGACGCTGTTGGTAATGGTGATTATGTAGCAACGATTATTGATGGTGCTGGAAGAACATCATCAGACAAAGGCATAACTGACACTTATCCCTAAGTTTGACAACGTATACTTTTTGTGTTATAGTAAACATATACATAAGGAATACAAATGAACATTATACTAACAGATTGTGATGGTGTGCTTTTAGATTGGGAATCTAGTTTCCATAAATGGATGCGTACTCGCGGACACGACCAAGTAAATCACGGGTATTATGAAATTGAGCAAATGTATGATATGACACGCGAACGTGGCAAGCAATACATAAAAGAATTTAACAACAGTTCTTGGATGGGATTTCTGCCAGCATTTAGAGATGCAAGATCTGGTGTAGCTGCTCTCCAAGATATGGGTTACAAATTCGTTTGCATAACCAGTCTAAGTCTTGATCCTTATACCAAAGAACTACGTTGGCTCAATCTCAGAAATATCTTTGGCAACGACGCTTTTGAAGATCTAATATGCCTCGACACTGGCGGCGACAAAGACCAAGCATTGAATGAATACAGAGATTCAGGACTTTGGTGGATTGAAGACAAAGCCTCCAATGCATCACTTGGTGCTGATTTTGGATTGAAGAGCATACTTATCAATCATGCACACAACCAATATCATGAAGACGCTCGGTTACATCGCGTTGATACCTGGAAAGATCTTGTTGATCTTGTGAGTAGGTAATATGCGACTGTTCAAGAATAATCGTAAATGGAATGAGTTTTTAAAATCGTTCTCTGATATTTCCGCTCCATACTTTTTAGTAATAGCACTTATATCACCATTTTTTTTAATTTTTTCACTTAAAATCCCACTATTGGCAATAGCATTGCTGCCAATAGTGGGTGTCTTCACCATCGCCACAGTATATATTGCACTTGTGGACTCGCGTAAACGCATAAAATCTGAAAACACAAAACTAATGAACGAAATTAAGGGCAATACCAAAGATAATGACAAAAATAAATAATAATAAAGAAGGCTTTAACATGGAACCAACCCAGGATACCATTGATTACTTTAACAGTGTTTCCAGAAAAATAGAGTTATATCATAGTAATATAGCTGTTGTTAAAAAGTATATTTCCAGAAAACGAATCTCTAATTCCGGTAAAATTTCAAATCTTGTTATTATGGCAGTAGTTTGGACTTCACTTAAACTTGGTGAGTTTTTGACAGAGACAGACGTACTAGTTATTTTGGGTTCACATCAGTCTATCGGAAATACTTCTATAATGTCACTGGATCCTGAACTTGCAAGTATGAGTCTTATTGAGCTTATGGATGCAGTTGGTAAAGCATATGACGAAAAATACAAATGAAAGTTCTAGCACATTTAGTTGAAGTCACTCACAAACAAGTTAAAAACCCATGTGGTGAGATATCGTTACCAGTTCTTATGGAACCAAAGGACATCACTTTTCTTCGTTTGAAAGGGTATGATATATACGATTATACTGAAAGTTTAGATATGAATTCTGAATTAGTTGACAGGGATTCATGTTGGAGGATACGATGAAAAGTTTACCAGGTGTGTGTAAAGACTGTGCTGAATATGGTTCGGACTTCTGTGATGATTGCATCAGGGAAGTTACAAAAGACATGCCAGAAACAGAACGTGTAGTTTTTAATAAAGCAATCAGAAATATGGCAAAAAAGCACTATGAAGAATTGGGAAGCAAAGATTCCACAGCCAAAAAAGAATAAAGAGCGTAAACGTTGTTACACTATGTGGAAACGCTTGTTTGATAGATTCACCGCAGGTGGAAAAGTGGTATGGCTTTCTGATAAAGAACTGACGTTTTTTCAAATGAAACATCCTGAAACAGAATTCATAGAAGTTTTGGAACGAGACAAACTAGAAGAATATAAAAAATATATTCATGCTACAGTAGATTAACAAAGGAAACATATGTATACTACTAATAGATCAGAACACAATACCCCTCAGAGTTTAATTGAGGAATATTTGGCAAAAGGCGGCAAAATAACAGTGTGCCCTCCAGGATCAACAACTGAAGGAATAGAATACACGAGTGGATTTTACGGAACTCGAAAGAAGAAGACTGAAGATACTACTGTCGAAGTTAATGATGAAGAAACTTGATTAAAAACTTGACACTAATACACTTTTAATATATAAATAATTTGTGACGTTGAAGTTCACTGAACACGGGACAGACTCGGGGGCGGTACCCGACGGCTCCACCATAGATACGTTAACCGATGACGGGAGGAAGTTCAAAACACTTCCTGCTAAGATGGTTTAACTCCGTATAACGTATCTTTGCTGGGGCCGAAATAGGATCGATGTACGAACTAGGCAGGATGGAGTCACCGGGATCTAAGCGCCGTTACCGCGAAGAAAATGACAACTGCAACTAATATTGCAAACGACAATTTCAAGCCACAGGTTCGCCTAGCAGCTTGATTTAAAGTCTGCGGTATGGGCTCCACCGTATAACCCAACGGGCCTTCTTACTGCCTGAGCAGCATCTTGATTGGCCTTGTTTTGAAATCCATTTGAACCTAATGAAGATCGTTGTTGTGCGTAATACTTTGCTCTACAAGAATTTGAACAAAACTTGTTTTTTGCTTTAGTTTCACCACAACATAAACACTCGTGAAGTGTTATTTCTTTGTTAGTTTTTAACTTAGACAATCTTATTTTTTCTTTAGTTTCGTATGAATGTTTTTGTAACCCTTGTTTACCAGCGTTCCAAGGAACATAATTTTCTTTAGCTTTACTTAATTTTTCTTTGTGGTTATCACTTAGTTTTACTCCTTTATTCCAAGAAGATTTTCCTAGTTTAGCTTGCCTCATTTTTTCTTTTGCTTCGTCAGAATGAGTTTTTCCTGTCATGTGGCCTTGTTTGCCTCTCATGTGATCAAGATTTTTGAATATGGCACCAGCAAGATTACCATTTAACCATTTTTTGTTATTCTTTATGTTAACCTTTCTTAAAACTTTTTGTTCCCAAGTTATTGCTGTCATTCTGTCTGTAAAAACTTTTCTAACTTGAACGATGTCGGGCTGGCCGTGTTCTTTGACAAATCTTTTTACAATAGGCGATGAGGTAAAATATGAAACCCAAAGTTCAGACGGATTGGCCTTTTTAGCATAACGAACACCATAATAAAATTTTTGATGTTTACTCCATCCAATAAGATATGTGTATGGTGTATAAATACTTGACATTGCTGTTGTTCTCCAGTATATCAATAGAGTAGGTGGATATTGGCGTATCGCGATCTACACATTATTTATCCAGAAATGGCAATGGCCGCCTAATAAGCGACCGGGGGTTGGCAACTTACCTAGCAACAGAAAAGTTGCACTTACAGACAGAAAAAAGGTGATACATAGTGTTGCTGGCTGGGTAAGTGGTTGTTCCTTTAAACTTGGGATAAAATGACGGGTTACGAATAGTGGGTTACGAAACGCACCACTCTGAAACTGTAAGGAAATAAAATGAAATATGTATTCATTCCATCTAAAAAAGAAGAGCATGTTGTGGTTTTTAGGGGAGACTCGGACCACGAACATATCTTTGATAAAAGTTCAAAAGCAAACGAATTCTTCCTAAAACAGGAAGTAAAGTCATGGCTTGTGAAAAACGACATTAAAATTTTTGTAACATATACATGCAACGTGACTGATGGTAGTATACCAGAATTTACAATTAAATTTCAGAACAAAGCTGATGCCGAACAATTTGTAGATTACTGGGACCAAAAACACAATTGACATTAATATAACAGTATGTTAATGTAAAAACCTAACAACTTACTAAATAGCATAAGAGGAACACAATGGCTAAGGGTAAAAAATCTTCTGGCAAAACTTACACCAGTGCTGGTACTGGTCGCAATGTTAGCCGCAAAATTACGAACGCGCTTCGCCGTGATTACATGGCTTCTAGCGAACGGTTGATGAATCAGCTTCGCGCCTTCCGCCAACGTAAGAACGTCATGGTCACCATCGAGAACCCCAACAAGAATGAAACCAACAAACGGTTCATTCGTGTTCCTGCTTCACAAGTATGGAAAATGGCATAATGGATAACGAGCAACCACAAGATTCTGAAGTATTTGAAATCTCATTGAGAATTTTAGGCAATGAAATATTTGCTATGAATATTCTCAGTAAAAGCGCCAAAAAGAACTGGGTTATTTTTGGCATTATAACTCTTGTGTTGCTCACCCTCCTTGCCAATCAACTTAGTCCAGCAGTATTAGCACTATTCTCGACGGTATAAAATGAGTATGCATCTAGTTGGTCCGCATTTAACGACCACACGATACAATTCTAAGAAAAAGCAAAGCAACAGCAAAAAGTTAGCAAAAGCCAAGGCAGATCATGAAGCATGGCTAAAGTCTAAAGGTGTTGGTAAATCAACACTACCAGTTGACCGAAAAGGCAAACGTGTGGGGTTGTACGACGTTCCTGATCTAATGAAAGACATTGTCATTGCCGTTAAGACCAGTGACAAGGTTGGTAATGGATCAGCAAAAGAGACAAAAGTATATACGGGCAATGAAATTGCAGGTATTGCTGTAACTCATAAGTCAAATCTCATGCCAATCCGAAAAGACAACAAGCAGGCTGCTATCGATATTGCACAAATGCGTAGGAATTAGTCCTACGCATTTTCATTCATAACAACGATAAATATTAGATCATGTTTTTAGGTTTACTGGTTTTATTCACAGCACTGACTATTTCATCAGTTGCAATTTATTATAGCGTAGCAGGGTTGGTGGCGATATTTGCCGCCGCCGCAGTGCCCATCATAATCATGGGAACTGCACTAGAGGTTGCAAAATTAGTGACCACAGTATGGTTACACAAGTATTGGGAAACTGCCGTCTGGTGGTTACGAACATACCTTTCTATGGCTGTAGTGGTACTCATGCTTATTACTAGCATGGGTATTTTTGGATATTTAAGCAAAGCACACATTGAACAAACAGCTCAATCTGAACAAAGCCTAAAAGAAGTAGAACAGATTGATATTGAAATAAAGCGACAGACTCTATTAGTTGAAAAACTAGAAAAAGATACAGAAGCTTTGGAAAGTCAGGTCAGCAACAAGGACGCTGGCATTCAAGCACAAATTGATACAGAACAAAAGCGTATTGATACTGCTTATACTAGGATTCAGCCAGCATTAGACGAACAAAATGCCGTAATAGCCCGAGCAGAGGATGAAATCAAATCCAGAACTGCTACGTTTGATAACCAATTAAGCGACGTGGAATCTAAACTCAGTGCCCTTGCCAGCGCCCTCACTGCAAATGATGTAAA